TGTTTTCCTGTATGTGGTCGGCTTTTAACGTAGTAACACCTAAAGAAGTCAATCCTGAAGGGGTCGCACTAAAAGCAGGGTCAGCACCCGTAGAACCACACAAAATTTCACCAGTAGCACCTACCGAAATAGGCGTGACAGCTCCCGTACCAGAACCAACCATAACACTATGGTCTGTAATAGTTGCAATACCAGTTCCACCCTGTGTAACAGGCTGTACTGTTATATTCTTCTCAAATATATTCCACTTAGTTCCAACAGTTGCTTCATCACCAGCTGCAGTACCATCAGTATTGCAAATCATACTATCACCAGCAACTACATCAGTACCACTTGCACCACCAATCTTCCCAGCAACACTAACTACATACATATGTCCAGCATCAGCAGCTGGATAGTTTGGATTGGCAGAACAATCAATAGTTCCTTTATAAAGAACACCATTTAAAGAGGCTATTATTGAAGCAATACTATCTGTAAAACCTTTTCCTGCAAACATAGTAAGCCTCCTTAAAATAGGTATGTACAATGCAGAACAGCACCATTACTAGCAACTGCATTTATACATTTAAAGTTAGAAATATTTTGCTCTCCATTGATTTCATATGAAGAACCAAAGGGGAGTAAGTGACCTGCTCCACCAAGAGCAGTCGTGGTAGGTGTTGTGCCATCAATAGTAAAACGTATATCAGCTGTTTCAACACTTATTAATGCTGAACGAGCTTTTATACCTGTAAAATCACCAGTTGTTGGTAGGATTTTTGAACTTGTAAAACCAACTGCACTTGTTAGCGTTGCGCTAAGGCGCTCATACTGATCTGCGACTCCGTCAATAGGAAATACTCTCATTTGATAATCCTCCTTTATGTTAAGGAATTACTATTATTTATAAGTTATGCAGACATAGCATTTCCCACTTCTATAATATCTGCATCTTCATATATACTATCTGTCAAAAGGCCAACCTCACGAGCACGCTTTTTAATATCACTGATTTCATCTGAACTAAAATGAGCGTGTATGTTTTCAGTCCTCAGGGTTTTAACAGCTGCAAAACCAGCTCGGTCAAGTATGTCAGCTGCTGCTTTTATCTCTACATTTGGCAGGCCACAATCCATAAGGTCGTCCATCTTCTTTATTGCCGCAGGCACAAGCTTCTTTATTTCTTGAGAAGCATCAATAGCATCAATATCCCTAACAGCTTCGAGTTGACCTATTTGCCTTTGTACTATTGGACTCCTAAGGACATAGGAAACAGTAACAGGGCTAATACCTAGGTGAGTTGCAATATCAATAGACTTCATGCCAATAAGGGCAAGCCTACAGATTTCATGATGTACTTCCCACATCTGTTCTATCTGATATTGCTTATGTGTGCTTGGTAACCTATGCCTGCCCATTGTTAACTCCTATTAAACTAGGTTCTGCCTTTCCATAACCATATCACAAAATTTCCAAGTTGTCAAGCAATTGTATAGCATGAACAATTGCCTTCAGCCTGTTATTTATAATAGGTGCAAAACCATGTCCTTTGTTCAATGTTTGAACAGAGCAGAATAACACAATTAACGCTAGTCAATACATAGGTGATAAAATCACCCATAATTGAACAAATATGCATTCTTATAAATTTCCTAAAAAAGCCTTCTCGCGCGTGGATTTAGTACACACCCCCATACTGGGGTGGCCTTGACATTTTTGTTTTCTGTGATATGATGTTTATGAAATTAGGTCATCGTATCTACGTTATGCGAATAACGGTTTGTTCTTTGGTAATTGAATATAGGCAAGTGGGCATGGTATAACCTTATATAATCATTGGAGGTAATATCATGGACTTTGAAAAAATACACGTTGTTATGTTGAAGACGAAACGGTTTGAAGATGACGATGTTGTTGAGACAGAATTAACCCTTGATTATTCAAACTGCACAATTGAAGACCTTTTGGCAAAGGCAATTAAGTCGGACAAAATCAGTTGGCAAGCCAGTTTTCGCAACAAAAAGGCTGATAATATCAGCATACCAACAAAGGCAACATATGTTGTTCCTAAGGTTGGAACAAGAGCGGTTAAACAGGTTGAAGCAACACCCGAAGCAATCATTGCCAAGTTTGGAAGTGTTGACGCAGCTATCCAAGCACTCGAAGCATTACGCAAATAACTTAACAATGCCATGCCCATTTACCTATGTTCAATTATTGAACAAAGCACTATATTGTTGCACGAAGTGCAAATATGTATGGTTGTAGGCTTGTATACGTTGTAGGCGCTGGGGTTCAAAATTCATTTTTTGGAAACAGAGCAGAAAACATATATTTCCTCTTAATGTTGTGTAGTATTTCTTCCTTTAAAAAAAAATAAAAAAAAGAAACAAACAAATAATACTACATATAACACTATGTATAAATAGTTATGTTTATACTTATAATATTATGAACCTGCTTTGTTTTGGGATTTTGGATTTTGAACCCGGAGGCATACATCGTATACATACCTACATTGTATACAACCATACGTTTATAATCTTATTGACAAATATATAAAGGTGTGATATAATTGGGAAAAAGAAGATGGTAATGGAGGTTTATAATGTCATACGGAACAAATACAAGTATTGGAAATATTAGTGATGATACTTTTAAGAAGAATATTGATAATGTTGTTGATAAAGTTAAATTAGGATTAACAACATTTGATAAGGAAATATCAATAAGACTAAATGAGATTAGTAGGATATACTTACTTAAAAGTTATCATAGTAGAACTAGTAAGAATAATAAACGTAGAGCTAATTATATTGATAAGGAAATTGCTGAACTTATTAAAATAAGGGAGGAACAATGCCAAACATCAAGCGAAAAATCTTATTGAATTATAAAGGTGAAAACCACTTATTTTATAAGGTTGCACGTTCAGATGCTCAGGCAGTTATCTTTGCAATTCGTTCACTGGAAAAGGAATTAGGGTTAATGCCAGGTGCATTAACAAACTATTTTAAACATACACAGAATAGTTGGGAGGTTTTCTTATTATAAACATGGCCGTGCCAGAGTATAAACTGGAGAAACTAGGGTTGATAGGCTCATACGCAGTAGTTTCCTATCGAACATGGCCAACCTTTTTATTGTAAAAGGATTAGGGTTATGAAACTAAATAAAATAATAGTATATTGTATAATAGCAACACAAATATCTGGTTGTGCTTCTATCCAATGGACAAGGGCTGATACTGTTAGGCAGTTGACTGTAACAGGTATGCTTATAACTGATTGGGTTCAAACTAGGAATAATGCTCTTGATGGTTGGAATGGAGTTTGTGAAACCAACATCATACTTGGCAGTAGACCAAACCATGAAATGGTTGACTTGTATATGTTAGGGTCAATAATAGGACATTTTGCAGTATCCTTAATTCTTCCACATAAATATAGATCATATTGGCAGATGTTTTGGATAGGAGTTGAAACCTATGCAATTACAAATAATGAACTTATTAGGAGGAACAATTAGTATGTCTATTCTACAAAGGTTTATTAATAAGAAGCAAGAAAGGAACTACTCGCTTATAATAGTTATTATATGCTTAGCATTCTTTCTTGGAATTTTCATAGGTTTAACATCAAGACTTGTTATAATAGGAGGTTAACGGTGAGAGGAATAGTTGCTAAAAGACTTAGGAAGGAAACTTATGGTGATGATTCTACTAAGGTTAAGAAGTATGGTGGAGTTAACCATGAGAAGGAAAAGACTATGAAGGATAAAGATGAAAAGCCTCAGATATACATATATAATGTTACAACTATAATATGTGTAGATAAGAGGGCTAAGTACTTACAACTTAAAAAAGCTTTTATGAAAGGATTAATAGTATGACAAATAAACCTATTACAAAGTTGGTGGGGATAGAAATTGCAGTTAATTTCTATGATAATAACAAGTGTAGTGAAACTTGCAGGTTTTTAGATAGTGATGAGTACTGCCTGTTATTTAACAGTGAATTGGAAAACACTAAACAGCGTTGTGAAGAGTGTGTTGAAAAGGAGATAAAATGAATAAGCAAGAAATACTAATGATTTTAAATAGTGTAAAGAAACATAGTGTACGCTATGACTCTATTGATAAAGATGATGTTGTTAGAAGTATTTATATAATGAAGACTGCATTTGCAGTAGGGGAAAAGTTTCCAGATAAAATCAAAATAACTATTGAGGAGGAATTATAATGAAGTTTGAACACTTTAAACTTGCTAAAGAAAAGAAACTTGAGAATGAAGCTTGGGAGAAGTTAAAGGCTTATTTTCCAGACAGTTATGTTTCGCTTGACTGTGATAGAGAAAGATATGAAACTATGAATGAGAAAATAAGGTTTCATGCTTATGTTTGTATTAAAGTAGATCAAAGGTCATTTATGGGAGATGAATTTGAATCACCTATGGATGCAGTTAATAACCTAATTCATAAGAAAGTAGATGTAGATGAGGAAATAAGGAAGGAGTTCTTTTAATGATAACAAGGGATGCTGTTATAGAAGGTCGCCTTGATAGTCGTGATCTTGCAAATTGTGCAAACTATTTAGTTGATAAGGGTATTACCCTACATAGCAATAGTGAGTTGATATACTTCATAACACAGATTGCAGTTCATGCTATTGGAGAAGGTGTTGAAAGGACTACACAGGAGGCTAGGAATTACCTAGCTAGTATTGGTCTTGATAATATGAATAGGTCTGGCAGGGGGAAGCAGGTTTTGCAAAAGGTATTGCAAACAGAGGCTTTGATGTTAGATGACTTTAGTCCTGATTATGGAAATAAGCGTATAACAAAGAAGGATTTGCCTGATGATGAAGAGTTAAGGCAGATTGCAGATAACTTATTGGGGAAATAACTACTTTGTTCAAATATTGAACATAGCATTGGAGGTATACTAATATGAAACATACTTATAGTAAATCAGAAAAATGTAAATCAGAAAAATATAAATCATCTTATAGTTTAAGATTATATTGCTTTATATTCCGAAAGCAAATGATTAAGTTAACCTCATATCCATCAATAGGAGAAGTATACTTATCATATATAAAAACAGGTTGTCATTGTGGTAAGTTGCATAGCCCAATATACTGGTTTGAAAATATAGGAGATATAATACTAAATGATGATGGAAGTATAGATAAGAATAGTAAATCAGCCTACATAGAAAAATGGGAGGTTATATAACTATGTCAGAACCCACTGAAATGGATAAGCTTTTGGAATTACTAAAAGATGTTAGTGGTAAGGACCTTAGCAAAGTCCTAAAGGATATTGATAGGCCTAAAAGAGTATGTCATAATGTAAGTAGTATAAATGGGCCTATAAAGTCATATACAACTGTCACTAAAAAATGCACTTGTATGATTTGTAATAGTTCATACAACCAAGTATATGAACTTCATAAAGGTGATAAAATCAGTTGCACTGATACACAAGGACAAAGCCATACTGTTATAGGTACTGGAAAGGATGGAGAGTTAACAATATCCAGCTGTGTTAGTAGATGTATGCACTGCAAGGAAGTTATAAAGACTTGGTCAAGGGAAGAACTTGAGCAAAAGTTTACTAAACTCCTTTTCAGTTGTACTTTTAAGGAAGTTGCAAATTATGCAACTATTAATGAGGATTAACAAATGATTACAAAAACCTTATTAGAGTTTATAGCATATAATGATTGGCCTTTGCTCCTTATGATAGCAATCCCTTGGTTATTAGGAGTAAGTGTTATACTTGATATAATAGGTACTATATATACATCTTGGCTATTTAATGGTATTGAAGATGAGGATAGATACTTTTATATCAAGGTTAGTAAATGGTAATCAATTTCCTTATTGACAACTGATATAACTTCATATATAATGTATTCACAATTAGGGTAATTATGCCCAAACAACATTTAACAAGGAGGATAATAAGTTTATGGCAGTAGAAATTAAGGCAACCTATAAGAAAGGTGATGTAACAAAAGAGTTTGCAGTGGCCTATGATTTCGGCGCAAACCTGGAGGAAGCGGCACAGAAGTTTGGAGCAGACGTTGTTTATAATAACTTCGTTCGTTCCGGAAAGATCACGATTCAGGCAGCTATTCGCAGATGGGCAGAGGCTGGTCTTGACGAAGCAACAATTGCACAGAAAGTTGGAACGCTGGTACTTGGTGTTGCAGCTGAACGTGTTGTAGACCCTGTTTCTGCGATTAAATCTCGCTTCACAAACATGAGTCCTGAAGAGCAGCTTGCTTTGATTAAAGAACTCAGAGATATGAAGAAATAGTTTGCAGAACCTCCAATGATATTAGGGAGGTTTTAAGCCTCCCTTTTATTTTAAGCATTATAAATGTTCATCTTTAAGGTATTATATTTACTTATTTATTTTAAATAGTTAGATATAATAAGTTAAATAATAGGAGAGGAATTAATATGGAAAAGTTGAAATCACCAGAAGAATATTTAATAAACGGAGTAGAGGTTTATCATGTTATTAATGGAGAAGAAAAGTGGTGGGTTCCCTCTACAAATCCTTTTGGTCATGCTTGCTGCATGTGTGGAGTTTGGCATGATGTTAAGTACGAAATTAAGAACGGAATACCCGAATTTCTATTTGTGAAAAATGAAGAAGAAACCAAAAAACATCAATCGTTTATTTTACAGCATCCAAAACTTTATCCAGACAATCTTCTCTCTCGCCTATCCAAGGGCAAGAGGGCAATTGAATTAATTAAAGAATGTAATGATTATCTCAATTCTCTCTATGGGGAAAACTCTATCTGTAGTGGTAGTATATTACACAAGAAGATGAAAGACTACGAGTAAGCAAAGGAGATGAAATGATAATCATTCAAAACATTTCTAAAAGATATAGCAAGACAGGTTGGCAAGATTATATTGTTAAAATTAATGATGAACCTATCTGCAAATTTAAACATTTAGCAAATGATGGGTTAGCAAAGTGCTTAGCAAAAGCTAGTTCTGCTGTCTATAACAAAAGGAGCCGAAATGAAAGACCTACTTAAATACCTTATCCCGTTACAGCCTATGATTAAGAAGGCGATGGGGGAGATAAGAAAAGGTGATAGATTTTTAAATCCCTATATTGAAGAGCCTACAGTAGAAACATTAGCTTTTAGTAATCAAAAGGGTTTAGATAATCTTATCCGCATCCCTCTCACCATAGACGACAGTTCACCGGAAGCAAGCAAGAGAAGTCTGTGGGGAATGTTGGAAGGACGACCAAAAAGTTTATCTTCTGATGTGTATGGAGAGGCATACACCCGTACAAATACTGTGGGAATTAAGCATCTAAATTCTTATGAAGAATATGTTGGCTCAACTCCTGAGGAAGCAATACTTAAGGCGTTATGCCACCAAGAAGGAGTTGAGGTATGAAGTTTGAAACTGAATACGAGTTACAGGAATTTAGGGGAATTCAACATGAACATTTTGACGGCACTGGGAAAATATATGCTGGCAATGGCAAAGAACACCGGCTTGCAGAACAAATGTTACAACTAATAAATTTATTAGAACAAGAATTAGGATGTCAATGTACTGCTTGCGTATCTGTTCGTCAAGGCCATGATTCTGATTGCGCTGTTCATAATATGCCAGCTTATCCAAATCAAGAATGCAACTGCTCTATAAGGAGATAACCCATGACCTACAAAATGACTGACGAGTACAGACAGATACTCACAGCGATGATAGGGGAAGAATCTGATGGTGGAGCGACTTGTGTAAGTAATTTTAAAATTATTTTACCTAATCGAGATTTCACCACCGACTCCGACATGATGAAAGTATTCCGGTGGCTTGTGGTTAATGGGAAGTGGGATAAGTTTATATCGTTTGCAACAGGTAAATATATAATTGCCGTCCAAAACATACATAAAAGTCATGTAGAAATGTATGCTTGGATCTTTTACGATGCCGAGCGTTTCAACGTACTAGCAGCAATGGCGAAGAAGGAGGGAGTGTTGAAATGATTAATTATAGAGATTTTATAACCGTTGACGATATAAATTTGTTTGTAATAGGAGATATTTCAATTATTAATATTGAGTCTATACCATATAATGACAAACCTAGTTATTTTTACAGAGTTTGGTTTAGACGATAATTAAGGAGTAAACATGACCGACACACTTAACCGTAAGGTAGCCGATAAATTAGGAATCCACTGGCATGAAGGTTCGATGTATAAAGAACCTAGTGGTAACAGACATTATGGATGTTCTAAATGTGGAAGTGCTGAATCCAACCCAGACTTCACGAAGAACGCCGCTGTGCTATTGGGAGAGTTGAAGAAGAAAGATTATTACGATAATTTTATGGACAGTATAGATACTATGTATCGTGTAGCAGACAAAAAAGACAAAGACGGCCTTTTTCTCTATTATGTTGACGAGTGTTTTGTAAATATTGATTACATCCTCAACCCTCGCCTACTTTGCGAGAGGTTCTTGGAATGGGAGGGGTGAAAATGTTACCTAAAACAAGAAAGGTTTTACAGGAATATTTGAAACACCACGAGGAATATGTTTCTGGGACGTTAAACAAATTAGAGGCATTGTCAGAAACACTTAAAACTACTAGATCGGCAAAAGAAAAAGAATTTAATAGAGTTTATAAAATTTGCCAGAAGCAAATGTCAAAAATGCACAAACGATACGCTGATGCAATTCGTTCTATATTGTAAGGAGGCCAAATGCGAAAAATAGCGGTAGAATCTTCATCAACAATAAATAGAGAACCACCTGATATTATAAAAAACATCGGTACGTTTTTAGATATGCACTTATTTGAACACAAATTATTACCAGAAGGAACAGCGTTGTTTGTCAACAAAAATCAAGATGGAACTATTAAAGACGTTATAAGAGTTATAAATATAGGTGAGTAAATGCAACGAAAATGGCTGAAGGAGAGAGGGAAATGAGTAGAACAGGAATAATGCTAGCATATCCCTTTGAAGAAAAACGTCTTGAAAAATGGGGAAATAAATTTCTTATCCAACCTAAGTTGGATGGAGATAGATGTCGTGCCCTGTTTGATGAATATGGAAAAGTAACTCTTTTGAGTAGTGAAGAGAATATAATAAACAGTGTACCACATATAGTACAGCAACTTGAAGAACTTGAATATAAAAACCTAGAACTTGATGGAGAACTATATACACATGGAACTAACCATCAACTTATACATGGAACAGTTGCACGTACTGTTAATATACACCCTGAGTTTGAACAAATAGAATATCATATATTTGACTTTGTAAGTAGTGAACCTCAATATCAAAGGAGTCTTGCCTTACAAAAGTTAATAACAGTTGACACTGGTAGTAATATTAAACTTGTTGAGACACAGTATGGGGAGACAATAGATGATATAATGCATGGACTTGAATATTATACTGAAAATGGGTATGAAGGTGTTATCTTGAGAAACTTAGACCAACCATATGTTCGTAAGCGTAGTACTGGCATTATGAAGTTCAAGCCACGCAAGTCTGACTATTATATAATAGTTGGGTATGAGGAAGAAATAAGTATAAAAGGTGAGCCAAAAAATGCACTTGGTGCTTTAATACTGCAAAGTGATACAGAACAAATATTCAAAGTTGGAAGTGGAAGTTTCTTAACACGGGAAAATAGGGAGTATTTATGGCAAAGAAAAGAAAGTATGATAAACCAGGTCGCCCACGTAAAGTATCAACACCTGACAGAAAGAAGGGTTCCAAGGTTTCCAGTACTAATAGACATAATAGGCATAGCTTAGGTTATTATGAAAAGCAGATTATTAATGAATTAGTTGATTCAATATGTAAGAGCTCTGTTCAATTTTTGAACAAAGAGGATTTACATAAGTGTGTATATTGTGGAAATATTTTAAAAGGAGCAGCAGCAAGAAGTAAATCACAAACTTGTAATCAAATTTGTAGGGTTGCTTTAAGAAGGAAGTTAGATAAGGAAGCAGAAGAAACAAAGCAGATGTTACATAGTAGGAAACATAATAGAATTTGCAGATGTGGTTGTGGTGAACCCTGTTGGCCTAATTACTTTTGGAAGACGGGTCATGAACCTTTTGGGAATAATCCAGAGGATAATGATATAAGTTTTCATAATAGGATTTCATAAGGAGGTATTATGATAGTAATAGAGCTTATTAACGAACTTAAGAAATATCCAGAGAATACTGAAGTGAGAGTATTCAACTATGAAAATGGGAATAATGATGATATATCTGGTGTTGAGTATGAAGAAGGTTCTAAGAGTTTTATAGAAGCTTTTCCACCTTTAGTAATAATAAATATAGTATAAAAGGAGGTAACAATGGCAAATAGTGTAATTGAGTTATTGTTTAGGAACCTTAGAACTGAGATTAATAAGGTTGTAAGGGAAAATGAAGGTTTGAGAAGTAAGAACCATGAGTTGGAACTTAAGGTTCTTGAAAAACAAAAGTGCCAAACAGAAAGGAGACCTAATGATACAACCACATCCTAGTTGGAACATCATTGACAGTACCAAACTCAACTCATACCTTGAATGCCCTCGTTCTTATTTTTACGAGTACATCCTTGGTTGGCGAAGTGAGGCTCCAAACCTTCATCTTGAGTTTGGAAAGGCCTGGCATCTTGCAATGGCTCACCTTATCACAAATGGATATGAGCCTAGTAAGATAGCAGAAGCCTATTTGTTATTCCTAAACCATTATAGACAGTATTTTCCAGAAATGATGGATGAAGTTAACGCTCCAAAAGATCCATCAAATGCTCTTCGTGCGCTTGTAGCATATTGTGAAGAGTATAAGAACGATAAGTTTACTCCTATATATACGGAGATAGCTGGAACTGTTCCTATTGATGAAGGTAAGGTTCTTCACTTCAGAATGGATAGTGTTATTGAAGAAGAAGGTATGATTAAAAGCAGGGAACACAAAACAGGAAGTCAACTCAGCAGGCAATGGACAGATCAATGGAGCTTGGCAATACAAACTGGAACATATAACCATGTTCTTTATTGCCTATATCCACAAGAACAGGTCTGGGGAGTTGAAATCAATGGAGTGTTTTTTCAGAAGAAAGAAAACAAGTTTATGCGTGTACCTGCTCGACGCAACCTTCATATGATGAACTCCTGGCAATGGACAGTTTGCCACATTATGAACATGATTGAGTTTGATACACAAAGAATGTTTGATGTGAAGGAAAGTGATGAAGTAATGCAGGCCTTCCCTTGCAATCCCACAAATTGTACTAAGTACTTTGGTTGTAAGTATCATGACTATTGTATGGCATGGGCTAATCCAATTGCAAGGTGTGAGGAAATTCCACTTGGTTTAAAAATAGAATGGTGGAATCCTGCAGAGGAAGAACAAACAGCTAAACACGTATTTCACTTGGAGGATAAATAATTATGAGTAAAGTAGAAGAAAAGACCTACATTATTGATTGTGAGAATGGTACAAGAAGAAAAGTAACAGTTCCAGCATCTTGGAAAGTAACCTTTGGGCCTGCAGTAAAAGGTATGAACAGTGGAGAAAGAGACCATAGAAAAGTACCTATGGCACTTCGCTTTTATGAAAGTGAAACAAAGCAGAGAGCTATTTTTACTGATGTAGTCTCATTTCGTGATACATCTATTAAGATTCAAGAGGAAAAGGTTAGAGTGTCTGAGAAGGAAGGTTATATGGAATGTGAAGGTGTACGAAAAAGAACATCATTTCAAGCTTCTGTCAGAGAATGGGTAGACCCAGACTTAATTACTGAAAGACCTTTACTCCCAAAGGATTCTGAAGTCTTTGCTACGGAGGTAGAAAATGACACTTGATATAAAGAAGGAACTATCTGACTTACAAACTATGTATAAGGACAACGCTCGTACCAGTACATTTAATGCCCTTATATATGGCCCTATGGGAACTGGTAAGACCAATATAACCAGAACCTGTCGCAAACCAGTTTTGATTCATAGCTTTGACCCTGGTGGAACAAAGACTGTCAGGGATGAAGTTGATAAGGGAACTATTTTTGTGGATAATAGGTTTGAAGTCGAAGACCCTATGAATCCAAATGCATTTGCCAACTGGGATAAAGAGTATCATCGCCTAAAGCAGGGAGGTGTGTTCGATAAGATTGGTACTTATGTTATTGATTCTGGTACAACTTGGTCGGGTTCTGCTATGAACGTGGTGCTGAAAAAAGCTGGTCGTGCCGGTGGTACACCACAGCAGAACGACTACCTTCCGACTATGGTTATGCTTGAGAATGCAATAAAGGACATTACCTCCCTGCCTTGCGATGTCATACTAATTGCTCACGAAGATACTGATAAGGATGAAGCAAGTGGGAAAATGTTTGTAGGGCCTTTGTTTATAGGTAAACTAAAATATAGGATACCTATTCTGTTTGATGAAATATACTATGCATGTACAAAGGAAACAAGTGCAGGTGTTAATTACTTCTTCCTAACTCGTGCAACTGGACTATACAAGGCACGAACTAGGTTGGGGAATAGAGGTATATTTGAGACGTATGAAACGCAGGATATAAAAGCCTTATTGAAAAAGGCAGGTTATAATAATGAAGATAAAATTGTATAAGGAGGTGATAAAGTGAGAGGTTTTTCAGTTCAAAAAGGTGTAATAGGTTATATTGTTAGTATAGGCTGTCAAAGGGCTGGGTTTACAAATAAGGAAGAATTAAAGGTAGCTATCTGTAATTATATAGATGACCCAGAAGGAATGGAGAAGAAGTACTATACAAAGATTGAAAGTTGTGAACCTATAATGCCACACACAGATAGATCAACAAGTGTAGACGAGACAATACAAAGACGTTAACAAACAAACCAACAAAAATAAAGGAGGATACAAAGATGAGTTTTTTAGGACAAGATTTTGATGGAGTTTTTGAACCAAAGAGTTTAAAAGAAGGTGAGTATCAGTTGAAAGTACTTGACGCAATTACAAAGACAAGTGCAAAGACAGGTGGGGATTTTATATCTGTTAAGTTTGGTGTAGTTGGTGAAGACCAAGCCAAGGACATTAACCACGTTATGATGATTCCAACTGCACAGGACGATGCTAAAAAGAAAAACAGCCGGTTATCTGCAATACAGAACTTCCTTAAAGCCTGTGGTCTTGACCCTGCGTCAACACAGAATGTTACTGAAGTTATTGGCTGTACCTGCTGGGCTATTCTTGTTGAAGAAACAGACCCTGAGTATGGTATGCAGAACAGGGTTAGAAAGTTTGTAGTTGGTAAATAAGGAGGTTACAAAATGGCCTTTAAAAGGACTGGAGCTTTAAAGCAAGCCACTCAAGACCTCATTGAAAAACTTGATGATGTTATTGAGGCTAAGGAAAAGGAAGTTGAAGCATTGAAAGCTGAAAGAAAAATGCTTCAAAAGAAGTTGGAAGAGTAGTACTAATGAACAGAGCAGGATTACAAACGTCCTGCTCTGTTCAA